AACATGTATAGTATTCAAAACAAACAGGATAACTTAGAAATGTTAAACTACTATAAATTTATTGGACACTATAAAAACATAGTGTCGGATTCCCTTTGTGATAATATTATATCAACAGATTTTAATTATGCTGAATCAACATATTCAAATCATGGGGGGTTATCAAAACACTCTAAAGAAAGAGTTAAAATGGATGAGATATGGATTCGTAAAGATAATAATTTTTACAATGATTTAGTTGAATGCACTAAAGTAATATCAAAAAAATATTATGAAGAAATTAAAAAAAATAAAAGAGATTTTGTAGCACATAGACATACTGATTTTAGAGTAAATAAATATGAGAAAGGTGGATTCATGAGTTCACATTGTGATAATATACATCATAGTCATGGACAAAAATATGGATATCCATTGGCAACAGTTTTATTATTTTTAAATGATGATTTCAAAGGTGGTGAATTTATCGTTTCAGAACTACAATTAAATATTAAAAAAGGTGACGCCATAATCTTCCCATCAAACTTTATGTTTCCACATGAGGTCAAAGAAGTTAAATCAGGCACACGCTGGAGTATAGTAACATGGTTAATGTAATACAACATAAGTGTTTTCCAACAATCATAAATGAATTTGAATTTGATATGGATAAACAAGAATACGATTTAGTAATTAATGAACTTAATGATGAGGGTGGATGGCTTGATGATACATACAAAAGTAGAGAACTTATTAAACAAACTGACGCTAACTTAGGTAATCGTATACCAAAATTTACAAATCAAATAGGAGAGATTACAAGAAAAGTTTGTGAACAATATTCATATAAGTATGATAGTTTTGATATCACTGGTATGTGGGCAAACAAATTAGAAAAGGGTGATACACATCCACCACATACTCATTCTAATAATATATTCTCTGGCGTTTATTATTTAGAGGGTGGTTCAGAAATACAATTTTTTGACCCAAGACCACAGGCAAGTGTTTTACAACCAAACACAACAGAAGATAATTTTAATAATAGTAGTATGGTAGGATTTAGTTCTGATAAAGGAGTGGGATTAATTTTTCCTAGTTGGTTACAACATTGGGTTACTAGAACAAATAAAACAAGAATGAGTATATCATGGAATGTCATATTAAGAGGTGACTATGGAAAACCAAACACATTACAAAATTCACATATCTAAACTCAACGAAGTTTATTTAAAAGTAGAATGTGATAACCCTGGTATCTGTTACGAACTAGTACAGTATTTTACTTTTGAAGTACCTGGTCATAAATTTATGCCTGCATATAGAAATAAAATGTGGGATGGTAAGATAAGATTATTTTCTGATAAGACTGGTAAAATATATGTAGGTTTATTATCTTACATCAAAGAGTTTTGCGAAAGAAACGAAATTGAATGTGTCATTGCTGATGATGTAGATGATACAGATAATTTAGATACAAAAAAAGTAACAGACTTTGTAAAATCTCTTAAACCAAAATCAAAAGGTAAATTATTAGAAGTTAGAGATTATCAGATTGATGCCATAAGATGTGCATTAAGTAATCACAGAGGTATGTTAGTATCACCTACGGCTAGTGGAAAGTCATTAATCATATATGCACTCATAAGATTTTATCACTATTTACTCAAAGATAAAAAAATATTAATCCTTGTGCCGACTACATCATTAGTAGAACAGATGTATTCTGATTTTATTGACTATGGTTGGAATGATAAATACTTACATAGAATATATCAAGGTCATGAAAAGGTAACAGACAAACCTGTAATCATTTCAACATGGCAGTCTATCTATAAATTAGATAAGAAATATTTTGAAGATTTTGGATGTGTCGTAGGAGATGAAGCACATCTATTTAAATCTAAGTCATTAACAACCATAATGACTAAACTAATTAATTGTAAATATCGTTTTGGTATGACAGGTACTTTAGATGGTACACAGACACATAGATTAGTTTTAGAAGGTCTATTTGGAAAAGTTGAAAAAGTAACAACCACAAAAGAGTTAATGGATAAAGACACTTTAGCTAATCTTAAAATTAAGTGTCTAGTATTAAAACATAAAGAAAATGAGTGTAAAGAAGTAAAAGATTTAAAATATAGTGAGGAGTTGCAGTACATAGTGGCTCACAAGACACGGAATGACTTTATTTCAAGACTTTGTGATAAATTGAGTGGTAACACTCTATGTTTATATCAACTCGTAGAAAAACACGGGCTAGTGTTGTACAATCTGATGAAAGACTTTGATAGAAAAGTTTTTTTCATACACGGTGGAACAGATACAGAAACAAGAGAAAAAATTAGAGCAATAACGGAGAAAGAAACAAATGCAATCATTGTCGCGTCGTATGGTACATTCAGTACTGGTATTAATATTAGGAACTTGCATAATATCGTGTTCGCATCTCCGTCTAAGTCTAGAATACGAGTGCTCCAAAGCATCGGCCGCGGCTTGCGAAAATCGGATAAAGGCAATATACGAACAACCCTTTTAGATATTGCTGATGATTTTACATATAAGGATAGTAAGAATTTTACATTGAATCACTTTTTAGAAAGAATAAATATATACAACGAAGAAGAATTTGATTACGAAATAGATAGGATAAGGATATGACAGACAATACTACTAGAGTAATAAAATTAGCAAATGGCGAGAGCATTGTTTGTACTTGTATACCCACACGAACAGATGAAGCTTCTACTAAACTACATGTATTACATCCATTAAAAATGGAATTGAAAAACAGAGTAACTAAAAAAGGTATTGTTGAAGCATTAACTTTATCTCGTTGGTTACAACCATTCACAGAATCAGATGAGTTTGATATTGAAAAGTCAACAATTATAACAATCACTTCGGCTTCTTTTGCGTTAAATAACTATTATCAATTTATGTTAGATTCTTATAGTGCAGCTGATGCCGAAACAAATGAACCTATTATGCAACCCAAGAAAGAAGATATATACGAAGAAGAAGATGAATTTGAAAATACGGAAGAAGTAAGGAAAATGTTTAATGAATATATTTCTGCATTAAGTGGTCAAAATAAAGAGAAAGAATTAGTAAAAGAGGAAATAACAGAAGAAGAACTTAATGATATACCTTGTAGTACCACTAAACATTAATCATCTCTTTAAAGTATATAGTATTCTCGGCTGGAACACAGCGATTATAAAAGGTTGAACATGGTTTGTCAACGCTAATTTGCAAATAATTGCAAAAAACTTTTTTAGCTAAAACCTATAATAAAACTTGACATATTATGTCCAACCTAGTACTATGGCTACATAACAATTCATCAAGGAAAAGAGATGGCAACAACAAAGAAAAAAGGTGCACACTACATAGACAACAAAGAGTTTCATGCAGCTATGATTGCGTGGAAAGAACTATGTAAAGAGGCAGAGGAAGCTGGAGAAGAAAAACCCCAAGTAACGAATTATATTGGAGAGTGTTTTTTAAAGATTGCAAATGGATTATCATACAGACCTAACTTTATTAATTATACTTATCGTTCTGAAATGGTTTCTGATGGTATAGAAAACTGTTTACAATACATACATAACTTTGACCCAGAGAAGTCAAAGAATCCTTTTGCATATTTTACACAAATTATATACTATGCATTTTTAAGAAGAATTCAAAAAGAAAAGAAACAAACTCATATCAAAAACAAAATGATTGAGAAGCAACAGTATGAAACTTTTTGTGTAAATGAAGGTGATGATACAATCTATGATGTAAGAGGTTTTGACCCAGACATTATGTTACCTGATGAAGATGTATATAAAGTTAAGAAAAAAGAAAAAGTTGATACACCAGAAGGTTTAGAAAACTTTATGGATGAAACTGAAACTGACCAAAAAAATACTTAATGAAGATAGCGATAATTACTGATACTCATTTCGGTGCAAGAAATGATAATGTGAATTTTAATGATTACTTTTATAAATTTTATGAAGGTATATTCTTTCCATATTTACAACAAAACAATATTAAAACAGTATTACATTTAGGTGATTGTTTTGATAGGCGTAAGTATGTTTCATATAAAACAGCAAAAGATTTTAGAGAGAGATTTATATTACCATTTAATGTATTAGGAATTGACTTACATATGTTAGTCGGTAATCATGATATCTATTATAAGAACACAAGTGAAGTAAATTCTCTTACAGAATTACTAGGCGGTAAACACAAAAATATTCATATCTATGATGAAGCAACAGAAGTAGACTTTGGTGGTTTACCAATACTACTTATGCCGTGGATTACTCAATCAAATGAAATCTATGCAGAGGGTATGATAGATGAAACTAAAGCTGATGTATGTATGGGTCATTTAGAAATCAATGGTTTTCAAATGAACAAGAATGTTATAATTTCTAGCGGCGGCCGTGAAAAAGAAT